ATACTGCTTCTTTACGTTTCATTTTGAATAATATCTTTTATATAAATATCACGAATGATTAATACAGCTGTATCCGTTAATTTTATTTACTTCTATTAGATTATCTACCATATCTCGCATAGAATCAACATGTGAAATAATAATTGAAAAATCAAATTTGGTTCTAAAATAATCAAATAAGTTTACTACCGAAGAAATATGTTCTGCATCTAATGAACCCCAACCTTCATCTATTGCAATAAAATTAGGACGAGGTAATGCTGAAACATTGATAAGTGCAATGCGTATTGCTAATGATGAAATGAATCGTTCCATACCGGACGTTAATTCCAATGGCCAATAATTATCTTCGTCATAAATAATATATCCGTTAATATTTTTGCCATCGGTATTCAATACCATGTTAAATTCAACAATTTGATTTAAAACGTTATTGATTTCAGATTCAATTTTAGGAATAGCTTTTGCTACTAATTCATATGGAATGCCATTTCGTTTAACTGATTCCAAATAATATTCATATGCTTTGTATTCCGTTTCTAATTGTCGATAACGTTCTAATTGTTCAATTGCAGTGCCTTTATTCGTACGGGCAACTTCAATGGCGCCAAATAACGATTTAATTTGATCTTGAATTATTTTGATTTGTTGTGAACATGATACAATTTGCGTCTTACATTCTTCAATTGATTGATCTATTTGTTGATTGTGTGTAATTGCCGTTTCATTTTTACGAAATGATTCTTGTCGTTCAATAACTGTTTCTAATTCAGATTCTCGAGTTTGCAAATCACTTTCTAAAATTTGTAACTGCAATTCATTGCGTTCCAACGTAATTTTTTTAGTAGCAATATTAGATTTCAATTTATTGTATTGATCTGCAATTTCAAATATAGGTTTTCATGTATCTAATTGTGAATTTAATTCTGCTAATTCTTGTTGTGTTTCTTCTAATAACGCTCTATCCGAATCAATTGTATTCTGGGCTTCGATTGCATTTTGCACGAAAACGTTAGATGTACAGTATTTGCAGTTTGGATCATATTCATGAGATTCGAGATGTTTAATTTTTTCTTGTTTGGCATTTAATTTCTCCTGTTGTTGTCTAAATTTTTGTAAGCAGGTATTAGCTGTTTGTTCTATTTTTTGATATTGAGTTGTTTGTGTTTCAATTGCGCCTGTATCAATTTGCGATAATTCTGATTCTAATGTTTCAACGGTTTCAGATAGTGTTTCTAATGCTTGTTCTGCCGTTTCAATTTCTGTTTGAATTGATTCAATTTTGTTGATTAACGATTGTTCTTGCGATTGTAATTCTGCAATATTTGGCCCATCGTATGTTGTTGGTAATTTTGTTTCAATTAATTGTAATATTTGTTCTTGAAATTCATTTCGAAGATCTTGTTGTTGATCTTCAAGTTGTTCTAATGATATAATAGTATCTTGATTTTCTGTAATAACTGCATCTGCTTGTATGATAATTTCAGCAAAATCCGTTTTCTTATAATCTTTTAATCGTCCTGCAGTTTCTTTAATTTCATCTGCTGCAAGTTGATATAATTGTTCAAATACTGTAATATCTAGGAATTGTGATAAAAGATCTTTGCGTTCTTTTTGTGACTTTTCAATAAAGTTATTGTTGTCTGCTTGTAAAGAAAATGCAGTTAAAATAAAATCATCATATGTGCCTAAATAGCGTCGAATGTTTTTATTTGTTTCACTGCGTTCTTCGCCATTTAAATTTTCTGAATCAGTATAAAATTCTACATCAACTTTAACGTGCGTTTCTTTCTTTTTGTTTTGAGTACCTTTACGTTCAATAGTATATGTTATGCCATTCATTTCAAAACGAAATACACCTCGGAACCAATCTTTCTTGTTATTTAATACTTCATTTGCTTTGCTTGTTTTGCTACATTTATCAAATATAGTATATGTAATTGCATCAAGCAAACTTGATTTTCCAGATGTGTTTGCAGCAAATAATCCGCAGACATCAGACAATTTTTCGAAATTTAAAACATTGCCTTCGCCATATGAAAACATGTTATCAAATTCAAATGATATAGGATGCCAAGTAGTATGACGTATTGATTCTACTGCCGGTAATTTTGAATTTATTGTGCGATTAATGTGTCGAATGGCATCAATTTCATTAAGATTGGCCTGTGGAAAATTCGTATCAATGTATTCTGTTAATAATACATTTTGATATTCGACATCTCGAACATTTCCGATTGCTAAACTAGAAGAAGTATTAGTTGCAGTTGAACCTATAGTTCTTTGAATTGTAATGTCTTCTACTTGATATTTTTTGCGAATCGTTGCAATTAGCCGTTTCATATCTGCTGCACTCGTTTCATTAAATTTAATACGAATACGCGGACGTTTTGGCATACGATGTGGAGAAGATATGATTGCAGAGCCTTGTGTTTCTATAGTCACATAACCATAATCATTTTCAATTTGCACAAATTTTGCACTTCGTTGTTCTACATCCCAAACTAATATACCATGGTCCAATGCTTCGCCATGATTTTGTTGAATAAGCGAACCAGGATATGCAACGGTTTGAGCTGCATCTAGAAATTGTGCCGGTTTGTGAATATCTCCTAGCAACGTAATGTCATGTCCTTCAAACAAATCAACACCTACATGTTCATTAGATATTTGATATCCAATATCTGTTTTAGCAGTATTTACTGCACCATGGTGTAATGCAATTTTGTATGAAGCTGTGAAATCTTTTGCACGAACGTAATCAGCAGGAGTTTTATCAACTGCCATATGATTCCAAGTAACGCCTCCTAATTCAAATAACCCATTATCTTTAACAAAATGAATATGTTTATTTTGAATTACATCTAGTACTGGACTTACTGCATCGATGCGATGCATATTGTTTAAGTTCATGTCATGGTTACCTAAAATAACAATTGTAGGTAATTCAAATCCATTAAAGAAATCAACTAGCATTTGAACTAGTTCCGGAGACATATCTAATTTGCTATGCACAATATCACCAGTAACTACTGCAATGCTTCGTTCTGTTTTAGTTTGATTAATATATTCAAACATGTTTTTAAATACTTCTCGATATTCTCGATGCCGTTTCAATGTTCGAATATGTACGTCTGAAATATGATAAATTTTATCAATCTTATCAATTCCCGTTTCAATTTTTTTTATGCCCATAACATGTCCATTTTGAGTGCCATGATGCGCTCAAATGTTAATATATCAGTATCGTTAATAATTTCTGTAATTTGTTCAAAGCCTAATTCAGATGCATCTGCATCTTGTAGTTTGATAAAATAAACATTTAATCCTTCTGCCATAAATCGTTCTGCAATTTGCACTGCATTTTTAAGTGCGTCAGCATCCAAGCAAATATAGATATCTCTAACTCGTTTTTCGATGATTTTCTTTTGCAAAGCTGGTTGAATGATTTTTCCGAACAATGGAATTGCATTGCGTTTAATTGCAATTGCATCAAATGCCCCTTCACAAAGTATAATCGGCTGTGACCAATTTATAGTTAAATCAAATCCAATGATATCTTTTGATATTTTCGGATTTTTATGTTTTTGTTTGTCTGCCTTATAAAATGCTCTAGAAACAAAATAATTCAATTGTCCCGCTTCATCATAACTAGGAATAATTATCTTTCCAGAATATTCTCCTCGTTCACAGTATCCAATGCGATATTTTAAAATATCTAACATACCAACACCGCGCTGAGCTAAATAATGAATTGCATTGCGATAATCCGGTGTACTTTTTTTATTCCACAACGGAACATAATTTTCCGGCAATGCCAATGCAGTTACAGTTTTTGTTTCTGCGTTAACACGATATCTAGAAGATTCAATTATTTTTGAAAGTTGTTCAAACCATTCTTTTGACAAGCCCATTTGCTTGAATAAACTAGAAATAGTACGTCCTTTTTTATCAGATATCCAACAATGCCATGGATTCTCTCCGGCATGATTTGTGTTGATGTCAATTTCTAATTTTGGTTTGTAATGTGAAGTGAACGGCGAAAAGAATGCAATGTTATTTCCGGAAGTAGATTTTCCTTTACCTAAAACTGATTCTAATAATTGTAACAGTTTAAGATTCTTCACAATTATAATATAATAAAAAACTGTAAGTAATCCAATTAATAATTAATATATAATATATGTTAAGCACATACATTTCATTACTGGCTTAACGATTGAATCAATAAATTCTTCAATCTATTAATTAAATAACTTTCATTAATATTCATGAATATATTAAAAATAATTCACAAAACAAACCTTACTTAAAAAAACGTTTCGGGTCTGCCGGTTCTTCACCTGGTTTTACACATTCAGCAAACCATTCTGCAGGTATATCTTTTTTTGCAACGTGCATAATACCTAGCTTGCGCGCAAACGTTTCATATGTAGTTGGAGATGTTTTTGATAATTTTTGATTAGGATTTTGAAACACCATTCGTATGTCAATTCCAGGATTTGATTGTAATACATGTTTCATCTTAGTGCGATCTGCAGTAGTCCAACGACCTTTTGTTTCTATGTACATGGTACCGCCGTTGCGTTTTGTAAACACAAAATCGGGAGTATACTTTGCTTTGCGTTCTGGAACTACATAATTTAATGTTTCAGTTTCGTAACGCAATTCATATTCCGTTTGTTTGATTTGTTCTGATATGGTAAGTTCTAATCCAGATTTATAACCATGTTTAAGCGCGTTTGCTCGTTTAGAATTACCAGAACTATGAAAATGATTTCGTCTCATATTATAACTTTTTTATTTTAATTTACCAATCAACCATAACCATTTTATCATTCCATATCATGATATTATCAGATCGAAAATCTAAATCTAAATCAAATTCTTTTATATTTAATTTTTCAACATCTAATTGTAATGCATTTAAAAAATTATCTATTACTGGATCTATATTATCTGTTTCTTTAGTAAAATCAAAAATAGAAACCTCTCCGCCTCTTTCTCGAGCAAATAAATAAAAATCATCCATGAACATATCAATCATTTTACGTATACGATCTGGTAATTTAGATGCATTTGCCATTATATACATATTTTTGCCATCAACATAATATACCGGAATAAATGTTGTAAATTCAGTATATCGATTTACAATAATAGCTGCAACTTTGTACTCATCCTGTTCTTTTGTAATTTTAAAAGTTTTATCTTCGCCATCAATTTCATAAACTCGACCATTATCGCCAGCACCAATTAATCGAAATTGTTTGTTTTGTATTTTATCTAAACAACGTTGAATATCAGATTCAGATAATTCTTTAAGTAAATTTTTTAAACGTATCATATTACAACTCCAGGATTAGAAAATAAAATATTACGATCTAAATCTAAACGTATTAAAAAATTTAAATCTACATCGGATCGTTTTTTTATCGGCTGTGCTAATTTTCCGATAGCCAATAATTGTCCGTTTGCATTATATAATCCAATTGTGGTAATATAAGGTGTAAAATTGCTACCCGTTACAAAGCTTTGATATGTATAATTATCATCTTTAGTCAATGTAACATTTGTAGACAAATTAAATTCACCTGCGTTTATTCTAACTAATGCACTTAGTTCGTGAATTGTTTTAGTACTTTTATATGATGCAGTAAATGGCGTATTTAATAAATTTTGAAAACGATAATCGGGACTAGAAAATACAACTAAACCTTGAGCAGGCATTATGGTACCAACATTTCTAGTTTGTAACATAGTACCACCTTCAGTTCTATCAGCTAAGTAACCAATTTCTGTACCTGTCAATGCTTTATTGAATATTCGTATTTCATCTAATTTTCCGATGTAATTAGAATCATGCAATAAATTTTGTATATTAGTAGGATTTCCTGCATTAAATATTTGGCTTCCTGAAATTGAAAATCCTCCTATCTTTAACGGATCATTATTATCAATTCGAATTGATGCAGATAATGGATTATTTACTGGTTGCAACAATGCACTAGATTGTGATGCCACCAATGTTCCGTTAGTATAAAGTTGAATAGCGCTACCGGATTTTTGAAAAAGTACATGAGTCCAATTGTTAGAAATAGATGCAGTAACACGTAATGTTGGGTATCCTAATTGTAAGTTAACTCCCGGAATATCAGGATATGTAAAAGTAACGTTTCCACCAACCGTACAAACAATACTCGGAGTACTACCTACAGTAACAATCTCAAACGGCCATTGTTTTTGATGTATAGATGATCGTTTACTTAGTAAAATCTGCGGTTTTAAAGCATTAGTATTTGATGCACTAACAAAAAATGATATTGCATAATCATGATCTCTATCATATAATCCGTCTAATGTACGATCAATAGAACCCGATCCATTAAAATTTGCAGCATATCCAATACTTTGTTGTTGTCCCGTAGTAGTAGGTATTCCTAAAACATATGTAACTCCCGATGTATTATACGGCGTACGAGATATATCAAAATATTCATTAAAGCCTTCATAAAACACCGCGCCCGATACAATAGCTGCCGTATTAAAACTAGTATCATAAATATTTTCATATGAATCTGAAGCAAATGATCCTGAAACTGAGGAAGTAAACGTAAACGACGTAGCTTTTATTCGTTCCCCAATTTTAACTTGCGGAATTGATAATACCGAAGCAGATTGAAATAATGCTTTTTTTGTTTTTGTTATATTGGGCGGACCATATGTAATAAACGGTTCATTTTTATATCGATAAAATAAATGATTGAGAGAATAGTAAATAACTGTTTGCAAACTTCCGTCAATATTAGCAGCATCGTTATATGTTAATTCAGTATCTAATACAGGCAATGTGTCTGTATAAATTGCCGTTAATGGTAATGCACTAGAAGTAACGCTTCCGGATGTAATAGTCCAATTTTTATATACTTGAAATGAATTCATGGCTATATCCGTAGGATCAACTTTTTTTAAAGTTGTCGGATGTAAGCCAGCATATGTAAAAAAATTATCTATACCTATTCTTGTTTGTTCCATACAGTAAAAACCCTGCTACATTTAATATAAATATAACAGGGCTTAAATCAGTGTTGATTTAAAAATCTAATTTAACTCTTATAAGAGCTTCTCTCTGAAATGATTTCAATAATGGTTTAGAAAGTTTTGCTACTGCTAACAATTCTTGATTATCATTATAAAGACCAATTGTAGTAACATATGTTTTAGGATCGCCAATAAATGTAGTTTGTGATAATTGTCCATTGGACCCACTAGTAAACGATGGATTATTTGAAAAATTATATTCACCGTTTTTAATTCTTACGAAATAATTTGTACTAGTTACATTTTCTGAATTTCGTGCTAAGAATCCATATGCATCTCCCGTGCTAGGATTAGTTAATACGGAACTTCCTGATATTGAATGAAACAATGCAAAATGATTATTTCCTTCTGAACTTGAACCTGTATTTGTTTGGAAATTTAATTGTTGATCTAACATCTTTCCGTCTAATATCAATGTACCAAATGCTGGATATGCCAATCCGTAATATACTGGCGCCGATGGATTGTAAACGCCATCATTGATAGAACCTGATACGATATTATAAACTTGTCCAGAATCTCCAACTGCAGGATTTGAAATCGACGAATCGTCAATCAATGTAATTACTGTAGAACCTGAAACATTTACACTACCCGTTGCATTAGTAGGTCTAGAACCAGAAATCGTACGTAATGGAATTTCAAAATTTCCAGCATCTAATCGTTCGCGTAAACGATTACGTTTAAAGTTAATAACATAAATATAATCAGTACTTCCTGAGCCAGCTGTTGTAAATCTAGAATCTGTAGGATTAAGTAATAATTGTCGGTATTGCGAATAAACTGCTTTTGATGGAGAATCTTCTAGCTGTCCTTGAGAATCAGATCCGCTACCTAAAGCATGGCCAAATGCTAAAGAAAATTGTG